GGTCGGTCAAAGGGCTGGATCAAGCCCGGCGAGGTGCGAAATCCAGCGGGGCGGCCGAAAGGCACGCGGAACAAGCTCGGCGAAGACTTCCTAAAAGACTTGCACGACGCATGGAAGACCAAGGGCAAGGGCGCCATTGATTGCGTAGTCAAGGATCGGCCCCATGAGTTCCTGAAAGTGGTTGCGGGTCTCCTGCCAAAGGACATCAACATCAAGGTCGATGCACTGAGTGAGATTGATGACACCGAACTTGCTGCTTGCCTCGCTTCCCTTAGAGCCCTCGCGAATACCTGCTCTGCTGAAATTGCTCGAGCGGGAGCAATCGAAGCGGAAAGCGCAGAACCGGCTGAGGCAGTACGCCCCGTACACTAAGCAACGGGATTTTCACACGGCAGGCGCCACGCATCATGAGCGCTTGTTCATGGCCGGCAACCAGCTCGGCAAGACCTGGGCGGGCGGTTTCGAGACGGCGATGCACTTGACCGGCCGCTATCCCGATTGGTGGCAGGGCGCCACGTTCGACAAGGCGCCGATTATTTGGGCATCAGGCGTCACTGGCGAGAGCACGCGGGACAACCCGCAACGGGTGCTGATCGGCAACCCGCCACGAGAAGAGGAATGGGGAACCGGGACAATACCCAAGGACTGCCTGATTGATTTTGATCGGGCCATGGGCGTGCCGAACCTGCTCGACAACTACGTGGTGAGGTGGGGCGGTGGTGGCGATGTCCAGGCGGGCGAGGCCATCGTTTACTTCAAGGCGTACGAGAAGGGCCGTGAAAAGTGGCAGGGGCCAACGATCGATGCGGTTTGGTTCGATGAGGAGCCGCCGCTTGACATCTACACCGAAGGGCTCACCCGGACGAACCGAGGGCAGCGGTCGCAGTTCGCGTATATCACCTTCACGCCGCTGCTTGGGATGAGTGACGTTGTGAGCATGTTTTTGCTTGGCGAAGGCGCAAATTGATTTCACTCGATCCCGAGCCAGTAGAAATAGGATTCTAATGAGCCGGCACGTCACGTCGATGACGATAGACGATGTGGACCACTACAGTGCCGAGGAAAAGGCGCGCATCATTGCGAGCTACCCGGCGCATGAGCGCGAGGCACGCGCTAGGGGCGTTCCGACAATGGGTTCGGGTCGCGTGTTCCCCGTCGCCGAGGAGAGAATATCCGTCGATCCGATGCCGATCCCGGACTTCTGGCCGCAGATCGTCGGCGTCGACTTCGGCATTGATCACCCTTTCGGTGCCGCACGGCTGGCATGGGATAGGGACAGCGATACCGTCTATGTTACGCACTGCTACCGGGTACGCGGTGAGATACCTGCCATTCATGCGGTGCAGATCAAATCATGGGGCGAGTGGATACCGACAGCCTGGCCGCATGACGGCCTGATCCGCGACAAGGGCAGCGGTGAGCAGCTTGCGTCTCAATACAAAAGTCACGGGGTCAACATGCTGCCCGAGCGCGCCGAGCACGCGGAAGGCGGCAATGGCGTCGAGGCTGGTATCGCCGACATGCTGGAGCGCATGAGCACGGGCCGCTTCAAGGTGTTCTCGAACCTTAACGACTGGTTTGAGGAGTTCCGTCTTTATCATCGTGTCAACGGTTTGATCGTAAAGGAACGCGACGATTTGATGAGCGCCACGCGCTACGCCTGCATGATGCTGCGCTATGCCGGCACGAAGCATCCAATTGAGCAGCCGCGTTCGCGCTACACCCGCCGACGTGCCGGAGGCTCCGCATGGGCGGCATGACCGACGATTACGACGACGAGGGAAACGACGAGGCCGACACCCCGGAAGCCGACGACGAGGCGCTTATGCGCAAGCTCGGCGCGTGGGAAAAGCAGGCGCGCCAACACTGGTCTCAATGGCGCCAAGAGGCGCGGCGCTGTTATGACTTCGTCGCTGGGCATCAGTGGAACAGCGATGATAAGGCGGTACTGCTAGAGCAGATGCGCACGCCGATCGTGTTTAACCGCACCGGCCCTATGGTCGATGCCGTTCTCGGCGCGGAAATCCTCAACCGGCAAGAGGTCCGCTATGTGCCGCGCGAGGTCGGAGACGTACAGGTCAACGAGCTGATTAGCTCGGCCGCAGATTGGGCGCGCGATCTGTGCGACGCTGAGGACGAGGAGAGTGACGCATTTTCCGACGTGATCACGTGCGGTATGGGCTGGACCGAGACCCGCATGGATTACGAGATCGACGCGGAAGGCACGATCCGCATTGATCGCGTCGATCCGTTCGAGATGTGGGGTGATCCGTCCGCCCGTAAGCGCAATCTGGCTGACATGCGCTATTGCTACCGTGCGCGCTACCGCGACAAGAGCGAGCTGCCAAAGGAATGGCGCGAGAAGATCACTCAAAGTAGCGACGACGGCGAGTTGTCGACGGCGAGCGGATCGACCGGACCCGGTGACGACTACGAAACCGGCGACAAAGAAACGACCGGCGAGGATAGGCACAAGGGCAAGGTCTACATCAAGCATTTCCAGTGGTATGAGCTTGAGGACGCCTATCGCATACAGGACGATGCGACGGGCCAATCTGCGACGATGGACGCGGACGAGTTCCGCCAGATCGTGATGCAGTACATTCAGGTTGGGATGCAGCCGCCACAGGCCGTCAAGGTCAAGACGCGCCGGTATTATCAGGCGTTTGTCTGCGGCGATGCGCTGCTGGAGCCGAAGTCGCGAGTGTCGTGTGATCGGTTCACGTTGAACTGCATCACGGGCAAGCGCGATCGAAATTCAAGCACGTGGTACGGAATAGTACGCGCCATGATGGACCCGCAGATGTGGGCCAACAAGTGGTTGTCCCAAATTCTGCACATCCTCAACACGTCGGCAAAGGGCGGCCTGCTGTACGAAAAGGAAGCATTCGAAAACCCGCGCAAGGCGCTGGAGGAATGGGCCAAGCCGGACGGCGCCATTGAGCTTAAGCACGGCGGCCTCGCTCGGGTGCAGGAGCGCGAGGCCAAGAATTACCCGCAAGGACTCGATCGGCTGCTTGAGTTTGCGGTTAACTCTATGCCCCAGGTGACGGGCATCAACCTTGAGCTTCTGGGTCTCGTGCAGAAAGAGCAGGCCGGCGTGCTCGAGGCGCAGCGCAAACAGGCCGGATACGCCATCCTCGCCGTGTTCTTTGACAGCCTGCGCCGCTATCGCAAGATGCAGGGCCGCGTGATGCTCCACTATATACAGGAGTATATCAGCGACGGCCGGCTTGTGCGCATCAGCGGCCAGAACGGCGGCGAGCAGTACGTGCCATTGGTCCGCCAGCGCGACACGGCCAGCTATGACGTGATCGTTGACGAAGCGCCGATGTCGGCCAATCAGAAGGAAGCCGTGTGGGGCATGCTCACGCAAATGCTCCCGATCTTGCAAAAGCAGCCTGTTCCTATGGAAGTCTGGCAAGAGTTCCTGCGTTATTCGCCGCTGCCGTCGAGCGTATCGGGCAAGATCGGCCAAGCGCTGGCGCAAGCCGCACAGCCTGACCCGGAACAGCAGCAGATGCAGATGGCGGGCCAACAGTTGGCGATGCGGAAGGAAGCGGCAGCAGCGGCCAAGGATGAGAGCCAGGCCGTGCTTAATCAGGCCCGCGCGGTGCAGGCCACGAAGCAAGCCTATCAGCAGACACTCGAACCTCAATTATTCCCAGGTGGTAGATGAGCGATCGCACTGAAACTGTAGTAGAGCCAATGGACCAGACCGAGGCAGCCGCGTGGGCTGAGCTTGAAAAGGACGTGGCGCCGGAGGAAGGCGAGGAGCAGGTCGAGGAGGCGTCGGCAGATCCCGACGCGCCAATTAAGGAAGAACCGGCAAAGGACGACAAGGCGCCTGTTCCTTACGAGGAGCTGGACAAACGCTATAGGCAGCTGCAGGGCGCGCTCGGCGAGGAGCGCGGCACGCGGAAGCATCTGGCCGAGCGCATTCAGCAAATGGAAACGGTGCTTCGCGCCGTGGCCACGGCGCGGCAGCAAGCGGCTCAACCTGAAATCAAGGTGCCGACGATCGAGGAAGACCCGATTGGGTATTTCAACCACCAGATCGAGCAGCTTCGCCAGGAGAATGCACAGCTTCGTACGGGCGCACAGCAGTCTGTGCAGCAGGTGCAGCATGCTCAAGTGGAGCAGCAGTTTTGGGGCGCGGTCGAGCGCTCCGAAACGGAAATGCGGCAGGCCAACCCGGACTATGATCCCGCCGTGACATTCCTCGAGGAGTCGAGGGTGCGCGAATTGCAGGCGATGGTGCCGGATGACGAGCGCGGCTCAGCCTACGCGGCGCAGAACGGGTTCAGAAGCGCGGCGGACATGCGGCTGGCCATGCTCAACAGCGATCGGATCAACGTCG